ACCCGCTCAATGGCGGGTTGTAGAAGTCGGCACTGGTGGGGCGGCGTTATTCGACCATTCCTGGCGCGATCCAGTGATCTTCATCGGTGTTCGGTTTTGCGCACGAGATGGCGAGCACTACTTTTTGCTCGGTCTCCTTGTCTTTGTACCCCCAGTAGATCAGCAGATCCGGCGGAGGCTGGCTCGCCTTCAGGCATTCATGGACTTCCTTCCAGTTGCTCTCGATGGCATCAACGCGCTTATTGATGTTTGGCCACACGTCAGCGTAGAACCGATGTCGGTCAATTCTGATGAATCCCGGAAGCATTACAGATGGCCTACCCAGTGGCGCTCGGAGACGATGACTAGCGGGGCTCCTGCGTCGCGGTATTCGACAGCTTTGGCGATCTTGGTGCCAAAGGTCGAGTGTTTCCAGAATTCCGATCCGATATTCCCGATCACCAGGTAATGTAGTTTCTTGGTGATGCCGGTTGCGGCGATCCCGCCGCGGTCACTCACGGCCTGCTCACATTTGGCGCGCGTGCCAAAGTCGAAGACGCCGGTGAAACAAAAGCTGTGCCCGACGATCGTAATGGGTGGAGCCGGCTGGTCTATTGGCAATGCGCTGCTGACGGCGCCGCGCGTGCTTTCCGGAGTGGCAAACTCTGTCAGCAGTCCAAGCAGATCGTGTTCTTCGTCTGAGTCCAGCGCGCCGTCGGCAAGCATTCCCCGAAGTCTGTCATACAGAACGCTGGCGGGCCACGTGTCCAGGCAATGCGTGTGAGTATCAAGCCAAGCCATGATGCCTTGGGCTTCGGTCTGGTTGATCGATCCGTCCAGAATGGCGCCTTTGCACAGGCCGGTAAGCTCGTCGATTTCCCTGGCAATCAGCCGATCTTCATGGATTACCCGAAGACCGTAGTCCGTTGGTGCTCGCCCCATGCCTATGTCTTTCGTTCAATTGTCATTGAACAATGACGCCTGTATTGTTCTTCTGCGCCATTCCGTCATTGAAATTACGCACGCTTTTGCTTGGGAATCGGGTAATCGGCCAGCGCCTTCTTGGCTTCGTGCAAAACGATGGCCTTGCCTTCATTCGACATAAGCTTCATTGCCTCGACAACGTCATCGATTTTCTGGTCGCCGGCCACCAGCGTCTTGATGCCGGTCTTCAGCCAATAGGCGTCCACGCCTAGGGCGTGAGCAATCTCTGGCATGTATTTTGACGATTCCTGACCCTTTGATTCCAGTGCGCCAATGAATGATTGGCGGATATGAAGGTGGTCGGCTAGAGCTTGCTGTGTAGCAAAGCCTTTTTCTTCCCTAGTTTTCCTGAGTCGTTCCGCGAGCGTCTTCATAACAGCATCCTGATACAAAAGGTAATCAGATAGCTGTTGACATGACTAAACAGCATCCTGATAATTAGGCATGGACTGGAAAACACTTATTGCAGAAATTCAGGCGCTCGGCCTGTCGCAATCCGGCATTGGCGCTGAGCTTGGAAAGTCTCAGGCCTGGGTCAGCGCTGTAGCGGCCGGGAAATATGGCGATCTAAAATGGGCTGACGGCGAAGCCCTGCGCAAGTTCCACGCTGAGCGTTGTCCGCCAAAAGTCGGTGCTGGCGATACGGCGCCCGATCCTCACCAGGAGGCGGCGTGATATGAGTTTCCGTGTCGTCGGGTCTTCGGGACCAGAGCTTATCGATATCCCTGCGACCCGCGCGCCGACGCTCTGGAAGAAGGTTTTTCGCGTGCTGGTGTATCTGCCGAGAACCTGGTTTGCCTGCGCCGTGGTCCGAGTGGTCGTGGCGGATATCAGGCGGAATGGGCCAATAAGCAACGCTCTAAGAACTTTCGAGCCGCTTCGCGTGCCGACTGATCGATCGCTTTGCGGGAGTCGGTCTCCGGCACCCAAACATTGATCGCGCCGGAATGACCCAATCCATCGACCTGTTCGTAGTAATCGACTCTGACTTCGATCATTCCGTTCGAGGCTGGACGAAGTACGGAAATTTCCATGGGGGCTCCTTTCAATGAGCAATGACGTGTGGAAACTGAATTGTCGCATGTCTGGGGCCTCCGCCTTCTCCTCCTCCCCGGCACCGCGTCGGGGTTGCGTGCTGCCGGTGTGTAACCGCACCGGCAGCATATTTTTTTATCCTGTTTTTGGCTGTACCTACGAGTACCTAAATTAGGTACAGGGAGGTAATGTGATGCAAAGCGCCCTATTTCATGAGCGAATCGAAGACGCGATCGACGAGGTGGTCCGCTGGTGTGGGGGCCGTAAAAAGCTGGCCTGCGAGATGTGGCCGGACAAACCGGCGCGTGAGGCGCACAACCTCATGGACGCCTGCCTGAATCCTGACCGGCGCGAGCGCTTTTCGCCGTCGCAGGTGTTGTATATCGCCCGCCGGGGCCGCGAGGTTGGATGTCATGCGCTGATGAACTACCTCGGCGCCGAGTGCGGGTACGAAGTGAAGCCGATCACAAAGGCCGAGGAGGTCGATCGCCTGACCAGCGTCGTCGAGCAGAGCACCAAGACGCTGGCTTCGGCGCTGGCGACCCTTGAGCGACTGCAGCGCGCGGCGTGACATCGCAACTTCCCTTCGCCGCGATCGCGGCGGCGGCTCTTAATCAAGCTGAGTCGCTGGTGGCCGAATGGCTGCCAGGCGGCCGGCGCGAGGGGCCGGAATGGAAGTCGCTGAACCCGACTCGGGCGGACGGCAAGATTGGTTCGTTCTCGGTCAATCTGATCACCGGGGCCTGGGGTGATTTTGCGTGCGATGACGCGGGCGGCGACCTGGTGTCGCTGTATGCCTACCTGTTCCACTACAAGGACCAGGGCAAGGCGGCTGTGGAGCTGGCCGAGCGCTTCGGCATTGCCTTACCGCCGCTGGAAAAGGACCGCAAGCGCAAGACGAAGGCGGCGACACCACCGCCGCCGGTCGAACCACCGAAACCGAAAGAGCCGCGGACGTTCTGGCAGCCAATCTGGCCGGCGCCGGACGATGCCGGCGGGCCGCCGAAGGCGCACCCGAATCGCGGTGTGCCGGCGCGGATCTTCACGTATCGCGCGGCCGATGGCCGGGTGATCGGCTACGTCTGCCGCTTCGTCACCAGCGATGGCGGCAAGGATGATATTCCGCTCGTTTTCGCGCAGCATGCCAAATCGGGCAAGCGCGAGTGGCGCTGGATGGCCTTCGCGGAGGAAGGCCGGCCGCTCTACGGCCTGGATGGCGCGGCGGCAAAGCCGGAGGCCTCGCTGCTGTTCGTGGAGGGCGAGAAGTGCCGCGATGCCGGGCAGGAGCCATTGCCCGAGCTGGCTGTGATGTCTTGGACCGGCGGCTGCAATGGCGTGGGCAAGGCGGACTTCAGCTCGCTCGCCGAACGGCCAGTGAAGAAGGCGCTGCTGTGGCCGGACTGCGATGCGAAGCGCGAGAAGCTGACGAAGGCGGAGAAAGAGGCGGGCGTCGATCCGGCCTCGAAGCCGCTGCTGCCGGTGGAGAAGCAGCCGGGCATGAAGGCGATGCTGGCTGTGGCCGAACGCTTGACGGCGCTTGGGTACATTGTCTGGTTTATCGACATCCCGGCGCCCGGTGAAAAGCCGGATGGGTGGGACATTGCGGACGCGATCGCGGACGGATGGACGCCCGCGACCCTGACCGAGTATCTGCGCGAGCACGCACGTCGCTGGCAGCCGCCCCCTGCTTACCGTGCCGACCACCCTACAGATCCTGCGGAAGTGATTTCTACCCCTTCCGAGGCTGGCGCAGGCAAACGGAAAAAGTCATGGATTCCCGACCTGATTTGGGGTCGCGACGGGCTCAAGAACTGTCTGTCGAATGTGTATCAGGTGCTGGCGTACAGCGAGGCCTGGCGCGGCGTGGTGGCGTATGACGAATTCTCGCTGTGCGTGGTGAAGCGCAAGCCGCCGCCGTATGAGCACGCCACCCTGGGTGAGTGGGATTCGACTGACGATTCACGCACGGCGCTGTGGTTGGCGCGGCTCGATCCCGAGTGGAGCTTCACGCCGTCGTCTGACATGGTGGCTGAGGCGATCGAGGTCCTGGCCAGGGCGAACGCCTTCCACCCGGTGCGCGAATACCTGGCCGGCCTGCGCGGCAAGTGGGATGGCGAGAAACGTCTCAACGGCTGGCTGACGAAGTATCTCGGCGTGGCCTTGTCGCCCTACTCGGCGCGCGTGGCGCGCTGGTGGATCATGGGTGCGGTCAAGCGGGTGCAGCAGCCCGGCTTCAAGTTCGATTACTGCCTGGTGCTGGAAGGCGCGCAGGGCAAGGGCAAGAGCACGGCGCTGTCGATCATCGGCGGCATGTGGTTCGGCGATACCGATCTGGACCTGACGCACAAGGATTCGATGTCGGCCTTGCGCGGCAAGTGGGTCTATGAGATTGCCGAGATGGGCGCCCTGGTGCGCTCGGAGGAGAAGCGGCAGAAGTCCTTCCTGTCGCGCACGATCGATGAATACCGGCCGGTGTATGGCCGGCGCGAGATCAAGGCGCCGCGCCAGGTGGTGTTCGGCGGCAGCACCAACGAGTTCGAGTGGAACAAGGACCCGACCGGCGGCCGACGTTTCTGGCCGGTGGAGTGCATCGGGCTGTTCGATCTGGATGGCCTGCGCAGCGTGCGTGATCAGTTGATCGCCGAGGCGCTGGCGGCGGTCGAGGCTGGCGAGGTGTGCTACCCGACCAGTGATGAGCAGCGCGAGATTTTTGACCCCGAGCAGCTCAAGGTCGAGCAGCAGGATAGCTTGCTCGATTCGATTCACGACTGGGTGTATTCCCGCGTCAGCGACTTTTCGCTGTTCGATGTATTTGGCGAATGCCTGAAGCTTGACGCATCGAAGCAGACGCGAGATTTACAGACCCGTCTTGGCACGGCCCTGCGCAAGCTGGGCTGTACGCGGGTAGAACGCCGCAACGGCATGATTCGGTACTGGTACAAGCCCCCCGCGAGAAATGGGGCCAGTTCGACGTCCGACGAGCCTGCGCAGCATGACTGGGAGGGCGATCATGTGCCGCTGTGATCTCCCCACCTTCCCAACCTCGGCAACGAGGTTGGGAACCCTGAAAGCCTTGGGAGACAAGGGGGTTCCTAACCTCCTAACCTTCCTAACCGGTTTTCTCCCCGCGTGTGCAGGCCTGCGTGTGCAGGCGTGTGCACACGCAGGCCCGCACACCCGCACGCGCACGCGCGCACCTGCCTCTTGTTACGTTAGGAAGGTTAGGAGGTTAGGAAGAAGGCCACAGGACAGGGGTTTCGAGGCTCCTAACCTGTTCCCTACCTCGGTGAGGTGGGGAACATGAGAACCAAGATGCCTCGCTGCGCTGCCTTCGTCGATGCTTTACGCGAGGCCTTCGGCGTCGAGGAGATCAGCAACGTCATCAAGCGCGGTCTGCGCCCGGAAGCCAAGCCCGAGCATCGCGTGCATTTCAGCGAAGCGGGTCACACCTTGGGCCATGTGATGACGGAGCCGGTCGGCGCGGTCGGTGCGACGCAGATGGTGATCGGCGAGCAGGTGTGTTCTGTGAAGCGAGGCCGCCGGTGAGCGCGCCGCCGTTTGACTGGATGTGGGGCGATCCGGCGGCGACGCTGGATCGGCTGCGGGTGACGCGGGAGCGATTCGAGAAGGCGGACAAGGAATACCGGGAGCGAGAGCGTCGTCGCAAGGCTCGCAAGATCCGCAAGCTGGTGAAGGCGGCGAAGAACAGAGAATTGAAAGGGCAACGATGAAGGCGAAGATCGAAGTGCTGCTGTCGATGTGGGGCCGCTGGGCAATTCGTCGGGCCAGTGGTGCGCTGGGGTTCCCCTCGGTGTCGCCGATGTTCCAGGACGCACCGAAGGGCGACAGCTTCGGCGACGCGATCCCGCTCGGGTTTGCCGAACCGGATATCCTGGCGGTCGATATGGCGGTAATGCGGCTGCCATCGGTGTTGCGCCTGGTGTGCATCGAGGTCTATCAGCGCGGCGGCTCAATGCGTGCGGTCGGGGCGAGGATGGGGGTGACTGACAAGACGGTCGGCAAGTACCTCACCGATGCCCACGAGAAGATAGCTATTGACATCGAGATTCAATTTCCGCAGAATACGCAGCAATCAGACAGGGTGCATAGCTGCGCCCGCATCGAACCCGCAGCCGCAAGGTGAGCGGGTTTTTTATTGCCCATGCCTAGTGCAGCGCCTAGACCCTGCCGCCATCCTGGCTGTGGCACGCTGGTGCGTGACGGCTCCGGGTTCTGTGAGAAACACCAGGCAGATAGGACGCTCGGCAAGTTCGCCGACGAGCGGCGCGGCAGCCGTCAAAGCCGTGGCTATGGTGCCGAGTGGGAACAGACCAGGAAGCGCATCCTGCGTCGGGACAAGGGGCTGTGCCAGCCCTGCTTGAGCAACGGTAGGCCTAGACCAGCCAGGCAGGTAGATCACAAGGTGCCGAAGTTCGAAGGCGGCACCGACGACGATGAGAATCTGCAGGCGATCTGCAAAGACTGCCACGACGCTAAGACGGCGGAAGAAGCCAGGCGGGCGCGAGGGTAGTGGGGGGGGCGAAATCTCTACAGCCCCCAAAGACAGGACCGGACGGTTAATCAAATTTTTGTGCGCGGGAGTTTCGGACGGGGGGTATCCCCTCCGGCGCTGTGATGAAGTGGATGCGTCTGCACACTGTGGCGCACCTGAAATGATGTCTCCTCCACCTTGTGTGGTTTGCCCAGCTCCGGCTGGGCTTTTTATTTTGGAGTAGTGACCTTGGGCGCTCGCGGACCAAAGCCTCTGCCGGATAACGTGCATCGACTGCACGGCAATCCGAGCAAGAAGTCTTTGTCGACCCTGCTCGATGGCGTGCATCCCGAGATCGTCATTCCTAAGTGTCCGTCGCACCTCCAGGCCGAGGCGCGGAAGGAATGGCGCCGGGTGTCCGTCGAGCTGGAGACCCTGGGCCTCGTCTCGAAGATCGATCGCGCCGCGCTGGCCGCGTACTGCACCGCCTGGGCCGAATCGGTGTTCTGCGAAAAGAAGATCAGCGAGCTCAATGCTGCCGACACCAAGGGCGAGGCCGGCTACATCATGGACACGCCCTCCGGCTACAAGCAGATGTCGGTGTGGGTGCAGATCCGCAACCGCGCCTACGATCGCATGATGAAGTTCGCTGCCGAGTTCGGCATGTCGCCGTCGGCGCGCTCGCGCGTGACGGCCAGCGAGAACACCGGCCAGCTCGGGCTGCCCGGCGTTGAGCCGAAGCCCGATGCACCCAAGGGCGGATGGGGCGCGGTATGAGCGAGCGCGTTGCGGGCTACTTCCTGTCGGCTGCCGTCGATTACGCGACGCGCGTAATCGACGGCGAGATCGATGCCTGCAAGTGGACCAAGGCCGCCTGTCGCCGCCAGTTGGACGATCTGCAGCGCGCCCAGGAAGATCCGCACTTCCCGTTTGAGTGGCGACCGGACAAGGCCGAGCACATCTGCCGCTTCATCGAGCTGCTGCCGCACACCAAAGGCAAGTGGGCCGGTACCAAGATCGAGCTGGAACTCTGGCAGATCTTCATCCTGGCCACCGTCTTTGGCTGGTACAACCGCACCACCGGCTTTCGTCGGTTCCGCACCGTCTATATCGAGGTGCCGCGCAAGAACGCAAAGAGCACGCTGACCTCCGGCGTCTGCCTGTACATGCTGACGGCAGACGGCGAGCCGGGTGCTGAGGTGTATTCGGCCGCGACTACCCGCGATCAGGCGCGGATTGTGTTCGACGATGCGAAGAAGATGGCCACCCTGGAGCCCGGCTTCCGCCAGCGCTTCGGCGTCAAGGTGCTGGCGCACTCCATGTTCGAGCTGATCAACGACAGCCGCTTCACGCCGCTGTCTGCCGAGGGTTCCACCCTCGATGGTCTCAACATCCATTTTGCCTCGGTCGACGAACTGCATGCGCACAAGACTCGTGCCGTCTATGACGTGATCGAGACCGGCACCGGCGCTCGCGCGCAGTCGATTATCTGGAACATCACAACGGCCGGCACGGATCGCAGCGGGATCTGCTACGAGCAACGCGGCTATGTCGTCAGCCTGTTGAACGATGTCCTGCGTCGGCACGATGGCCTGGGCTATCCAGTCAAGGGCGCGACCGCTGAGGACGATACCTACTTCGGCATCATCTACACGATCGATGACGGCGATGACTGGGCCCACGAGAGCTGCTGGGCCAAGGCCAATCCGAACTTCGGAGTCTCGATCTACCCCGACGACATCCGCCGCCTGGCCAACAAGGCGATCAAGACTGCGAGCGCCCGCGCCAACTTCCTGACCAAGCGCCTCAATGTGTGGGTCAATGCTGCCACCGCCTGGATGGATATGAGGCGCTGGGATGCGTGTGGCGATACCGCGCTCACCCTGGATCAATTCGAGGGCGAGCGCTGCATCATCGCCCTCGACTTGGCCAGCAAAGTCGATATCGCCGACAAGATGCGGATCTTCGTGCGCCGGATCGACGGCAAGCAGCACTACTTCGCTTTCGGCACGCACTACGTGCCCGAAGACAAGGCGGGTGAAGAGGCCAACAGCCAGTATTCCGGCTGGGTTGAAGAGGGCTGGCTGGTGCCCACGCCCGGCAACGTGATCGACTTCGACAAGATCGAAGACGACATCCGCGACGACATGAAGCGCTTCGACGTTGCCGAAGTGCCCTATGACCCATGGCAGGCCACGCAGCTCGCCAGTCACATGCTCGACGAAGGTGTGCCCATGGTCGAGCTGCGGCAAACCGTGCAGACGATGAGCGAGCCGATGAAAGAGTTCGAGGCAGCCGTTCTGGAGGGGCGCTTTCACCACAACGGTGACCCTGTGCTGGGCTGGATGGTCAGCAACGTCGTCGCCTTCCGCGACGCGAAAGAGAACATCTACCCGCGCAAGGAAAAGGAAGAAAACAAGATCGACGGCGCCGTCGCCGCCATCATGGGGATCGCCAGGGCGATTGGCGCGGTCGAGTCCGAACAATCCTTCTGGGAAACGGCATGAAGAAACTCCTGCCTGACGCGCTCATGATCCTGGGCGCCGGAAGCTTCTCGTATGGCGCATGGGCAGCATGGCCGCCGGCCGGCTACCTGGTCGCTGGCGTGCTGCTCATCGTCGCCGGTCTCAAGATCGCGAGGGTTGCATAGTGGCACTGCTGGCAGAAGCCTTCTCCCGCAAGTCGAGCTCCACGCTTGACTTGTTCCGCGAAATCTACGGCGGGCGCATGACGGCTACCGGTCGTACCGTCAATGTCGGTACCGCAATCGATGTCTCGACCGTGTTTGCCTGCTGCCGCGTCATTGGTGAGGGTGTCGCGCAGGTGCCGTTCAAGCTGATGCGCGAATCTGCCGACGGCAAGCAGCGCCTGCCGGCCAAGGATCACCCGCTGTACGACAAGCTTGCGTTCAAACCGAACCGCTGGCAGAGCAGCTTCGAGTATCGTGAAACGATCATCTGGCAGACCGTGCTGGCCGGCAATCATTTCAGCTACAAGAACCGCATCGGCAATCGCATCGTTGAACTGTTCCCCTTCGATACCGGCGCCGTCAAGGTGCTGCGCGAAGACAATGGCACGCTGTCATACGAGGTAACGGCACCGAATGGCAGTAAGCAGACGTTCCCGGCAGAGTCGATCTGGCATGTGCGTGGCCCATCGCTCAATAGTTGGTACGGTCTGGAAGCCGTCAAGCATGCTCGTGAAGCTATCGGGTTGGCTATGGCGACCGAAGAGGCAGTTGGACGGTTGCATAAAAATGGTGTTCGGCCTTCCGGGGTGTATTCCGTTGAAAACACGCTGAACAATGAGCAGCACACCGCATTGACCAAGTGGGTCGAAACTCACCTGGCGGGCGGTGACAACGCCGGCAAGCCGCTTATCCTCGATCGTGCAGCGAAGTGGACATCAATGCAGATGACTGGCATCGATGCCCAGACCTTGGAGCAGCGTCGCTTCCAGATTGAGGAGATCTGCCGCTTCGCCCGCGTCATGCCGATCATGGTCGGCTACAGCGACAAGGCCGCCACTTACGCCAGCGCCGAGCAGATGTTCCTGGCGCACGTGGTGCACACCCTGGCGCCCTGGTACCAGCGGCTGGAGCAGTCGGCCGACATCAACCTGCTCACTGATCGCGAACGCGAGTCCGGCCTGTATTTCAACTTCGTCGAAGAGGGCCTGCTGCGTGGCTCGCTGCGCGACACAAAGGATACGGTACTGGGCTATGTCAACGGCGGGATCCTGACCCCGAACGAAGGCCGCGCCAAGCTGGACATGAACCCGGACAGCGACCCGGTCAGTGACCGTCTTCGCATCCCCGCCAACATCGTCGGCACCGTGCCGGACGCAACACCCGAAGCTACGCCACCAGGAGCATGACCATGGATCGCATCAACTGCGGACTGATCGAAATCAAGCTGGCGCCGCCAGACCAATCCACCGGCATCGCCGCCATGAGTTTTTCCGGCTATGGGGCCGTGTTCGGCAACGTCGATGCCGGCGGCGATTTGATTGAGCCTGGCGCCTTCGCCGCCTTTCTGGCCGATGTCAAGGCCGGCCGTCAGGACTGGCCGGCCATGATGTCACAGCATGGCGGCATGGGCCTTACCACCGAAGACCTGACTCCGATCGGCGTCTGGACCGACTTCGCCGAAGATGGCCACGGCCTTAAGGTCGAAGGCACCCTGGCTGACACGCCGCGCGGCATCGAGATGTACAAGCTCATGAAGATGCAGCCGCGCCCGGCTATCAATGGTCTGAGCATCGGCTACATCGCCAAGGAATCCATCCCGCGCAGCCAGCCGCACGAGCCGCGCCGTCGACTCAAGCGTATCGACCTGGTCGAAGTTTCCCCCGTTACACGCCCGATGAATGGCAAGGCCCGCGTCACCAGCGTCAAATCGCTTGAAGAGCTTTGCAGCCTTTCCGAAATTGAAGACTACCTGCGTGAGGCAGGCGGCTTCTCCCGCAATGAGGCGAAGACCCTCATTGCTCGCATCAAGAAATCCACCGGCGCGGATGCCGGCGACGACTTGGCGCAAATAACCGCAGCCCTCACCGGCAACCTCAATCTCATGAAAGGAATCACGCTATGAAATCCAGCTATTTCAAGTTCGCGTTCGTCGCCTTCCTGGCGATCGCCGCCGGCTGTGCCCTTGCCGGCACGCCCCTTATCAGCCAAGAATATATCGCCAGCATCGGTGCCGGCGCCATGTTCCTCGGCGAAACTTCGCTCCTGGAAATCAAGTCCCTGATCGACAAGCAGGGCGAGGCCTGGACCGAGTTCAAGAAAACCAACGACGCCCTGATTGCCGCCAAGGCGGACGGCAAGGCCGTCGGCGATCTCGAAGCCAAGCTCGCTACTCTCAGCACAGCCATGGACAAGTTCGCCGACGATCGCAAAATGATCGAAGACTTCATGGCCAAGATGAGCGCGCCCGGCGCCGGCGGCGGCAAGGACGACAAGGATCTGCAGGCGGAGGTCAAGGGCTTCAACCTCATGATGCGCGCCGAGTTCCAGAGCAAGGGCAAGCCGATTCCGGCTGCGCTCGATGTCGATGGCTACACGCATTACAAGAGCGGCTTCTTCAAGCTGATCTCTGGCGTGCAGATCGATTCCCTGGAGCCCGACGAGCGCAAGGCCATGCAGGCCGGTAGCGATCCGGACGGCGGCTACCTGCTCCCGCATTCGACCGTTGGTCGCGTGGTCACCAAGCTCTACGACCAATCCGTCATGCGCCAGATCTGCACCGTGCAGACCATTGGCACCGACAAGACCGAAGGCGTCGTCGACAACAACGAAGCCGATGCCGGATGGGTCAGCGAGTTGGGCACGCGAAGCGACACCGCTACGCCGCAAGTCGGCAAGTGGGAAATCGAAGCGCATGAAATGTACGCCATGCCGAAGATCAGCCAGAAGCTGATCGACGATGCCGCTACCGACGTTGAAGGCTGGCTTGCCGGCAAGGTCGCCGACAAGTTCGCCCGCGTCGAAGGCCTGGCCTTCTGGCGTGGCACGGGTGTGGGGCAAGCGCGCGGTCTGGCGACCTACGCCACCGCGGCGACGGGGGATGACACCCGCGCCTGGGGCCAGTTCGAGCATGTCGTCACCGGCGCCTCTGGTGCTTTCCACACCACCAAGATGGACCCATTGGTGGATCTGGAGGGCGCATTCAAGGATCAGTACCTTGTCAATGCGCAGTACGTTATGCGCCGTGAGGCGCGCACCGCGCTTCGCAAGATGAAGGAAGCGACTAGCGACCGGTACTTGTGGGAGCCGAGCAACCAGGTCGGGCAACCGGCCAAGCTCAATGGCTACCCGGTGCGCATCGATCAGTACATGCCGGCCATTGCCACCAACTCGTTGTCGCTGGCGCTGGGTGACTTCAAGGAAGCCTACACGATCGTCGATCGTATCGGCATCCGCACGCTGCGCGATCCCTACACCGCCAAGCCCTACATTGTGTTCTACAGCACTAAGCGGACGGGCGGCGGTGCGCAGAACTACGAGGCCGTGAAGTTCCTCAAGTTCTCGGCCTAAGCGACCTGGGGCGGCTGCGGTCGCCCCGCCTCACACTCGAAAGGGAAAAATCATGAATGAATTGTTCAACAACATCAACATCAAGCGTGGCATCAGCCCTTACGATCACGCTACCGGCGATGCAGCCGTGACCACGGAAATCATCGATATGCAAGGCGTGTCAGATCTTGTGTTCGTGATCGCCACCGGATCACTGGCCGATGCTGACGCGACCTTTGCTGTTCTGGTTGAGGAAAGTGCGGATTCCGGCATGTCCGGCAAAACCGCCGTTGCTGACGGCGACTTGCTGGGCACGGAAGCACTCGCCGGTTTCGCTTTCGGCGACGACAACAAGTGCTTCAAGATCGGCTACAAAGGCTCCATGCGCTACGTCACGGCAACAGTGACCCCGACGAACAACGCCGGCGCCGCCCTGTTGTGCGTGGTAGCCATCACGGTCCCGCAACTCAAGCCAGCGGCCAACCCGCCGGCCTGATAGACCGTCCAACCGCCGGGGCTGATCACAGTCCCGGCGCAGGAGTCTGAACCCATGGGTCTTATCCTCACCTCGGCGCCCGCTGCCGAGCCGCTCACGCTCGCCGAAGCCAAGGCGCATTGCCGCGTCGATGGCAGCGATGACGACACGCTGATCACCGCGCTGATCGTCACCGCGCGGCGTATGGCGGAGCAGGCCACCGGCCGCGCCCTGGTGACGCAGTCCTGGCGCTACCTGCTCGATGCCTTCCCCGTGGGGGCGATCGATCTGCCGCAGCCGCCCCTGGTCAGCGTCCAGTCGGTGAAGTACCTCGACAGCGCCGGCATCCTGCAGACGCTGGTCGCTGATACCGACTACACCGTGCACACCTCCTCGCTGCTCGGCCTGGTGGCGCCGGCTTACGGCATGAGCTGGCCCAGCCCGCGTGATGTGCGCGAGGCCGTGCGCATCGAATTCACCGCCGGCTACGGCGCGGCGGCGGCGGTGCCCAACGACATCAAGCAGTGGATGCTGCTGCAGATCTGTCACTGGTACGACAACCGCCAGGCCGCCGGCGAGAAGCATGCGCCGCTGCCCTTTGTCGACGCCCTGCTCGACCCCTATCGCGTCATCCGCTTCTGACCATGCACGCCGGCGAACTCGATCAGCGCGTCACCTTGCAGACGGCCACCGTCACCCGCGACGCCGTGGGTGGTCCGGCCGAGGCCTGGGCCGACACGGTCACCGTATGGGCCAAGGTGCGTCCGCTCACCGGCAAGCAGATCGCCCAGGCGCAGCAGGTCAGTGCAGACGTCTCCACTGCCGTCACCATTCGTTGGCGCGCCGGCGTCAGCGCAGCAATGCGGCTCAAGTTCGCCGACAACACCACGGCCAAGGTCCATTGGGTCGAGGAATACCGCCGCGAAGGCCGGCTCGTACTCGTCTGCGAGATGTTCAATGGCTAGCAGCGTCGAAATCAAAGGCCTCGCCGAGCTGCACCGCACGCTGCAGGAGCTGCCGGTAAAGATCGAGCGCAACGTTCTGCGCGGTGGCCTGCGCGCCGGCGCCAAGGTGATGGAAGCCGAAGCCGAACGCCTGTGCCCCGAAGCCCTGCCGACCCTCGACAGCGTCAAGCGTGGCGCCCGCCTCGGCGAGCTGAAGCGCAGCATCCGCGTCACGTTGCGCGCCCGCGGCAGCACCGTGCGCGCCACGCTCAAGGCCGGCAACAAGGTCGCCTGGTATGCGCACCTGGTCGAGTTCGGTACCGCCCGGCACTGGATCAAGCCCAAGAGCCGCAAGAGCCTGTTCATCGCCGGCCTGTTTAAGGAAATCATCGACCACCCGGGCGCGCGGCCCAAGCCCTTCATGCGGCCCGCCTTCGATAGCAAGTGGCGCATGGCGATCGACGCCATGGCCGACTACATCCGCACCCGGTTGCCGAAAGAGATCGGGAAGCAAAGCAAATGAGCGCCGAGCTGGTCATTCACACCCTGCTCGATGCCGACGCCGGGCTCAACGCGCTGGTGGCCGACCGCATCTACTCGCTGACCCGGCCCGAGGGCGATCCGCTGCCGGCCGTGGTGCATGTCGAGATCACCGACCTG